ACAGGACTCGACAAGGCACTGTCCGGTGTCAATTCGAAATTATCAAAAGTTCAGAAATCCCTCAAGGATACAGACAGGCTCCTGAAACTCGATCCGGGCAACACGGACCTTGTAGCGCAGAAACAGCGCCTACTTGGTGAGAATATAGAAAACACAAAAGAAAAGCTTGCATCACTGACGGAAGCGCAGAAGCAGGCAAAAGAACAGCTTGAAAGTGGAACGCTCGGACAGGATAAGTACGACGCCCTGCAGAGGGAGATCATCGAGACAGAGCAGGAGCTGAAGAATTTACAGAACGAGGCCGCCGTAACAAACGAGAAGATAGCAGCGCTTGACGCGACAGGTTCAAAGCTGGAGAAGGTCGGCGGAGCAATAACCGGAGCCGGTCAGAAGATGATGGGCGTCACGACGGTTGTAGCCGGAGTAGGTGCGGCAGCGGTCAAGACAACGGCGGACTTTGACAGCTCCATGAGCAACGTAGCAGCTATATCCGGAGCGACAGGGGATGATATAGATAAGCTCCGTGGAAAAGCGCGGGAAATGGGCGCACAGACGAAGTTTTCCGCATCTGAGGCGGCTGATGCCATGTCTTACATGGCGATGGCAGGTTGGAAGACAAATGACATGCTCGACGGTATCGACGGCGTCATGAATCTTGCAGCGGCATCGGGAGAAGACCTTGCAACGACTTCCGACATCGTAACAGATGCTCTGACAGCATTCGGGCTCAAAGCGGAAGATTCCGGACACTTCGCGGACATTCTGGCGGCGGCCTCGTCGAACGCGAATACGAACGTCTCAATGATGGGAGAGACCTTCAAATATGCGGCCCCTGTAGCCGGCGCTCTCGGATTCTCGGCAGAGGATACGGCGGAAGCCATCGGACTGATGGCGAATGCAGGTATCAAGAGCTCTCAGGCCGGTACGTCGCTCAGATCCATCATGAACGAGCTGGCGGGCGCGGCAAAAGACGGCGGACTTGCAATCGGTGACACGACGGTAGCGGTCACGAATGCTGACGGCTCCATGAGAGACCTGTCCGACATCCTGGCTGACTGCCGTGGAGCATTTTCAAATCTCAGCGAAGCAGAGCAGGCAAGTACTGCAAAATCCATAGCGGGCAAGAATGCGATGTCCGGATTCCTGGCACTCATGAATGCGTCTCAGGGCGATGTCGACAAGCTGTCATCCGCAATCGACAGCTGTTCGGATACATTCGTTAAAACAACGGACGGCGCAATCATACCGATGTCTCAGGCACTTGAAGAAGGAAAAAAGTGGACTGAGGAATATCAGGGAGAATCAGCACGCATGGCAGCGGTCATGCAGGATAACCTCGGCGGACAGCTGACGATACTGAAATCACAGCTGGAAGAACTCGCAATATCCTTCGGGGAAATCCTGATGCCGACAGTTAGGAACATAGTCTCAGCCGTACAGGGATTTGTGGACAAGCTGAACGGCATGTCAGACGCACAGAAAAGAACGATCACGACGATAGCGATAATCGTGGCGGCAATCGGCCCCGTGCTGATAGTGATCGGTACGGTGATCACAAAGATAGGCGCGTGCATGAAGGCGGTCAGTATGCTGATGGGAACTGTCGGAAAGCTGAAAGTCGCACTTGCAAGCGGACAGGGTGCTCTCGGAAGTCTCGGAACGGCACTCACGACGATAGGCGCAGGTCCGATCATAGCGGTCATAGCGGCAATCGGTCTCCTGATCGGCGCGTTCGTCTCCCTCTGGAAGAATAACGAGGACTTCCGGAACAACATCATTGCGACATGGACTCAGATAAAAGAGACAATAGCTGGCTTCATAGATGGAGTCTCGCAACGTCTTGCGGGAATCGGGATAACGTTCGAATCCGTAACGGGCGCAATAAGGACCGTGTGGGAAGGGTTCTGTAATTTTATGGCGCCGGTGTTCGAAACGGCGTTCTCGATCATAGCTACAATCCTGCAGACAGTGTGTGACGCGATTCTCGGAATCCTGGATTTCTTCATTGGTATCTTTACAGGCAACTGGGAGCTGGCCTGGACAGGCGTCAAGGAGTTCTTCGGATCCATCTGGCAAGGCATAAAGGATATCTTTGGCCCGATACTGGAAGGCATCAAGGAAACTGCAACGACAATATGGACGGCGATAAGCGAAAAAATAAAAGAGATCCTGACGTCAATACACGATTTCTTCGCCGAGAAATGGGAAGCGATAAAGACGAAGGTATCTGATGCCATCGGCAACATAAAAGAGACGCTGTCATCCGGAATCGAGACTGCGAAGGAAACACTCAGCAGTACGCTCGATGCAATACATGATAAATTCTCGGAGATATGGGAAGGCGCGAAGAGCATTGTTTCCGGAGCAATCGAGTACATCAAAGGGCTGTTCGATTTTGATTGGCATCTTCCGGATATTGCGCTTCCGCACTTCTCGATAGATGGTGAGTTCTCACTGAATCCGCCTTCCATACCGCACGTCAGTGTCGATTGGTACAAGAAGGCGATGGACAGCGCCAGAGTGCTGACCGGTCCGAGCATATTCGGGTATGACGCGAAGGCGAACAGACTGCTGGCCGGCGGCGAAGCAGGGCGAGAGGTCGTATCCGGAGAAGGGCATCTCATAGACCTGATAGACAGTGTTGTCGGGAACAGATTCGGCGCGTTAGACGGCGTTTTAGGACGTTTGGAAAACGCAGTAGACAAATACCTGCCGAAGATCGCAGAAGGCCAGAATCGGCCTGTAGTGCTCTCGACGGGCAAGACTATAGGCGGTCTGGGCAAGCCGATGAACGAGGAATTCGCACGACAGGCGGAGAGAGATAAATGGCAGTAAAAACACGTAAGTCGTTCGGAGCGACGATCACAGTCGGGACAAAGTCTTATCACACGTTCAACGACTGGAAGATGACAATAATCAACAATAACTACATCGGAGACCCCGAGGTAGAAACAAATTATCTGGACGTCCCGGGAAGAGATACGATGCTCGACTACTCGGAAGCTCTGACCGGTCGGCCTGTTTACAAGTCAAGACCGATCAAGATAGAGCTGCAGGGACTTCGGGAGAAGATGAGCTGGGACATAGAAGTATCACGCCTCAGGAACATCCTGCACGGAAGGATAGCGAAGGTCTACTTTGATAACGACGAATCGCATTACTGGGAAGGACGGATATACCTCAGAGAGATGGACCGTGAGAAAACCCTCGGAAGTTTCGTGCTCGAAATGCCGACCGCACAGCCTTTCAAATACGACAAATTCTCATCAACAGAGGATTACGACTGGGATACATTCGACTTCGAAGAGGATGTGGACAGATACATAGGAGTGCTTGACTTCACGGAAGGCTACACTGTTGAGATCCCGATAAGCGAGATTCCCGGAGTACCGGTCGTGCCGGTCATCAATGTGACTACGCTGAGATCTGATACGCTGACGATGAGGTCATCGTCGAACAATAAGACATACTCACTGAAGAGGGGAAGAAATCGCTATCCGGAGCTGAAGGTTGCCGGCGCGTCAGTCGTAACGCTGACCTTCACCGGGTCTGCAAAGCTGACTATTGATTACAGAGCCGCAAGGCTGTAAGGAACTATCATGTACGAATTTCTGTTAGATGGAACGAAAACACTATACTATCCCGGAGATGCGGAGTGCTCGGTCATAGATCCGGAGATCAACCTGGCACTCTCGGAAGCGGGCTCTCTGGAATTCAAAATGCCCGAGGAAAATCCGTATTATAACAGCTTACATCTCAGACAATCCATGATTTCGGTGATGAGGGATGGAGTAGAAATTTTTAATGGGGAAGTGCGGGAATGTCCTCGGGATAGCAACAACATGCGGAATGTCTATGTAGTAGGAGAACTCGCTTTCCTGCATAACTCCATACAGCCACAGATCGAGTATGGAGATATAGGACCGTCGACGTTCTTCCGCAGGATTATACAGGCACATAACGAGCAAGTGGAAGAACGGCAGCAGTTCACGCCTGGAATCGTAAGTGTACCGTCAGGCGGCAGGTCGATAAGTTTTTACACTGACCACAACGAGAC